ACTTTTACTGGTACACAGACTCTGGGTAAAAATATAATTAGTGGGTCTAACCTCCAAGATTATATTGAGGTCACTAACGAAATAGGTAACGCCACAGGCGCTAAGACAATAGACCTAGCGTTAGGTAACAGCGTAACCGCGACTACAACCGGGGCTACAACTTGGACTTTTACTAATGCGGCTACTGCACCTGCGCTTTGTGGGTTTAGCTTGAAGCTAGTAAACGGCGGTTCGCAGACTCAAACATGGCCCACTACAGTTGATTGGCCTGCTGCTACCGCACCGACTTTGACGGCTGCTGGAACGGATGTCCTTGTCTTTATTACCTGCGATGCGGGGGTGACTTGGTACGGATTCACTGCTGGACTCGCGTTAGCGTAGAGGATTAAAAATGCCAAGCAATAAAAAACTATTACAGGCAGCAGCAGGAAGCGCAGGCGGTGATCCGCTCTACGTTGAGGATGTGTTCTCGACTTTTTTGTATACTGGTACAGGTTCTCCTAATGTTATAAATAACGGAATTGACCTTGCGGGTGAAGGCGGACTTGTATGGATAAAACGAAGAACAGGGGGTGAAAGCCATAACCTCATTGATACTTTGCGGGGCGTTAGTAAAGTCTTACATTCAGACACAACTGGTGCTGAACAAACTTACACCGGCGCGTTTACGTCCTTTAATTCTAATGGCTTTACTGTAAATCAAAGCGGTTACGCGGTAAACGATACTGGAAAGCCGCTCGCCTCATGGACATTCCGCAAGGCTGAGAAGTTCTTTGATGTTGTGACTTATACTGGGGATGGAACAAATGCTAAAACTATAAGCCATAACCTTGGTTCTGTTCCGGCCATGATGTTCGTGAAACGCACTGATGCGTCCGTATATTGGCTTGTTTATGATGGAAGTCAAGGCTACACAAAATACGCGCTTTTAGATTCGACTCAAGGGTTTAACGCCGGTCCGGGATATTGGAACCAAGCACCCACTTCAACTTCTTTTACTGTAGGTGATCTTTACAATGATGGAGGCACTAACGCCTCTGGCGGCACATACGTTGCCTACATATTTGCCTCAGACGCAGGTGGCTTTGGAGACGATGGCGATGAGAATATTATTAAGTGTGGGAGTTATACGGGTACAGGAACGGCAGGACTAGCAGTTGCTGTGGGATTTGAACCGCAATTTGTGATGTTTAAGGCAGCAGTAGGAACTACATCAAACTGGACTATGCTTGATTCAATGAGGGGAATAGTAACTGGAGGTGAAGACCGACAGCTTTATGCCAATTCATCAGGGGGAGAAGGAGGAGGCATAGGTATAGAACTTACGGCAAATGGTTTTAATGTAATGGATACAAGTGGAGCATACAATACAAATGGCGCTACTTACATCTACATAGCCATCCGCAGACCAATGAAAACTCCTACGGCTGGGACTGAGGTTTTTGCTATGGACACGTTGGGAAGCACAGGTGATGCCAATCAGCCGGGATACAGAAGTCCTTTTCCTGTAGATATGGGGTTAAAAACAGCGCTTACAGGTAACCAACGGCAAATAAGTACGCGATTACTCCAAGGAACAGAGCTTCTAACAGAAAGCACCGCTGCCGAAGCGGCTAGTTCTAGTAAACAATTTGACTACATGAATGGAACTGACACTAGCACAGCTACAAGCTCAGTAAACATGATGTGGATGTTCAAACGCGCCACAGGCTTCATGGATGTGGTGGCTTATGAGTGGAATGGCACAGCCACTAGGGACGTAGTTCACGGCCTGACTGTTGCGCCTGAGTTATACATTGTTAAGCGAAGGAACAGTAGTTCACTTGGATGGTACGCGTGGCATTCTGCTTTTGCGGGAACGAACAGCAGTATTGTGTTAAACACCACAGCCGCGAAAGCCACCACGGGTATATTCACCACATCAGACCCAACCTCTTCTACGTTTCCCGTGGCAAATGATGGCTCAGTAAACGCATCTGGGGGAACTTACATAACCTACCTATTCGCAACACTAGCAGGCGTATCAAAGGTAGGAAGCTACACAGGCACAGGTGCTGACTTAAACGTAAGTTGTGGTTTTACTGCTGGTGCAAGATTCATACTTATCAAGCGGTCAGATTCAGCGGGAGATTGGTATGTCTGGGATAGCCTGAGAGGTATTAGTGCAGGCAACGATCCGTACTTTTTCCTTAACGACACAGCCGCTGAAGTAACAGGCACAGATTACGTTGACCCACTAAACGCTGGCTTCACAGTTACATCAAACGCTTCTTCCACTGTTAATGTTAACGGTGGCACTTACATATTTTTAGCAATCGCATGACAATATAGGAATATCAACTATGTCAAATTACATCAAGCTCTCAACGGGCGAAGTTAAATCACAAGGCGGCTGGCGCTCTGCCAACAAGCATATGTCTCTACCTCGCGTATGGACGGCTGACACGCTGACTGATCTGGAACTAACAGCTATTTTGGCAGCTCCTAAGCCTAGCTGCACAGACCTACAAAACGTGGTAAGCGATGGCGTTACTACTGACGCTAAAGGCAACACTATCGAGGCGTGGAGCGTTGTAGATAAGTTTGCAAAAACAACAGCAGAAGACGGAACCGTCACTACTAAAGCTCAACACGAGAAAGCTCATACAGCTAGATTAGTAGCAGACAAAGAAACTGGCATACGCACTGATCGTGACAGACGAATTGCTCTTACTGACTGGACAGGTATGTCTGACGTTACTATGGCTGCTGACATGGCTACTTATCGCCAAGCACTGCGGGACATAACGGCTCATGCCGACTTTCCTGATCTTGATGCAGAAGATTGGCCTACTGCGCCATAGAGGTTTAAGTGACCAAAGAAGAGATGGCGAAACTAATCGAGCAGTCAGCCGAGCTGGGTGCTAGGAAAGCCCTAAGAGACATTGGCCTGAGCGATGATGATGCCCTGTCTGATGTCTCTGAGCTTCGGGGCTTGCTTGAGTCTTGGCGGGCTGCAAAGCGTACCGTGGCTAAAACTGTCTTACAGGCAATAACCACTTTGGTCTTGGGCGGGTTGTTGGCTGGGTCTTACTTTAATTTCTTCAACAAGCAATGATCTATGATTGGCGAAATCGCATTACTTATAAAGGGATTGGATACCGCTTTTAATTTAGTGCAGGCATCCCTGAAAAAGAAAAAGCAAGTCGAGCAGATGGGCGCTGAAATATCAGGGTTCTTTGCCAGTAAGGAAGCGGTTGAAGATAAGATTGCCGAGTCCAAAAAGAACAATGGGTACTCCTACTCAGGCAGTCCGCTTGAAGAAGCAATCCAGATTCAGAACCAAGAAGACCGCTTGGCTGACATGATGAAAACCATCGGGGACGAGTACTCGCGTCAGGGCAAGTCTCCTCAGTGGCAGAAAGTCCAGAAGAACGCGGCAAACATACAGAAAAACAGAGATTTAAGTATGGCCGAGTTCAACCGGAAAAAAATACTTCAAGACAGAAAGAATGATGACTTCTATCTTGCACTAAAATTGATAGTCGGACTGGTCATGTTGATGGTAGGACTAACAGGATTGGTTTTTGTTCTCGCGGTTAACTAAGGAATTCAAAATGGAAATGATTAAAGACGGATTAGCTAAGATAGGTGGCCCCGTATGGCGTGCGGTACAAGGCACTAAGCACTCGACTCTTGGCGCTATTATTGTACTCCTAGTGCTTGGCGCTATCGCGTGGGTAGTCATTTAAGATGCTTGCTGCAATAAGCGCCCTGATTGGGCCTGTCTCGGCTATTCTGGATAAGGTAATCCCGGATAAAGACCTGCGTGAGAAGCTGTCGCACGAGATCGCTACGATGGCAGATAGGCAGATGTCTGCTCAGATCGAGGTTAACAAGGTAGAAGCTGCCCATAAGAGCCTGTTTGTAGCGGGGTGGCGACCAGCAATCGGCTGGATATGCGGCTTTGCACTGCTGTACTCCACCATAATATCTCCAATCTTAGGAATCTGGTTTACAGTTCCTGTCGTAGACACTTCGCTTTTGACCACCGTCCTTATGGGGATGCTGGGCCTAGGCGCTATGCGTACCTTTGAGAAGACTAAGGGCGTTAGCAGGGAGAAGTAAATGCAGAACTTGATCGAAATGCTTAAACGGCATGAAGGCGAAGTCGTTACTAATGGCCGTCACCTTATCTATAAGTGCTCTGCCGGACACTGGACAATAGGTATTGGCAGGAATGTAGACGTAAACGGTGGGCTGGGACTCTCTGAGGAAGAAGTGGATTTCCTGCTGGAAAAGGATATAGAGCGTGTAATTAAGGAACTGAGCACAGAGTACGCTTGGTTCAGCGATTTAGACCAAACAAGAAAAGATGCTATGATTGACATCAGCTTTAACCTCGGTGCTACTCGACTACGCAAATTCGTACTGGCACTAGATGCGATGGAAAAGGCAGACTACACAACTGCCTCAGAAGAATTTTTAGATTCCGATTGGAGCCGCACCGTAAAGGGCCGCTCTGTTGAACTCGCATCTATGATCGCCACAGGCGAGTACCCAGAATAAGGTTGAGCTATGCCACTACAGAAACTAAAGTTTAACCCCGGAGTTGACCGCGAG